AGAGTGGAACTTCTGCGTCGGATACGAAGAGAAAGCGCCAGCAAAGCTAGTGCACTTCACCCAGGGCGTTCCTCATTTTGCTGAGGTCCGAGGGTGCGACTACGCTGAGGAGTGGCAGGAAGAATTTAAGTCCATGAACGCCTCTTGTTCATGGATTGAGCTTATGGGTAAGTCTGTTCATGCGGAGGGAGTGCTAAAGAAGCTGGGGGTTATGTGAACGTCACATTCCAACAGACCGACGAAACCATCGCCTCGACAAGGCTCCGGAACATCATCCCATTTCGGGAACTTTCCAAGCTAGGATGGAAGCAAGGGACAGGTATCCTTGTCTGCTCAAAGCACAACTGGCGCTGGAATGCTGCCGTGCGGTATCAATACCGGAAGGTGGTCTTTGATGTCTGCGATGACTGGTTCGACGACCCGCACAAAGGCCCGCACTACTTAGAAGCCTGCGAGAAGGCAGATGTCGTTACCTGTAATAGCGAGACGATGCGTCTCCTAATACATGACAAAACGGGCAGGGATGCGGTGGTCATTGACGACCCCTACGAACACCCAGAGAGTCCGCCGGGCATAGGCGAGGGGATTCTATGGTTTGGTCACCGAATCAACTTGCCAGACCTGTACAACGTACATAAAGACATCCGTTACCCGTTACGCGTCCTGACGAACATAGAAGCCCCGTGGTGCGAGATGTGGAGCCCTGACGCCCTAGTAAGGGAGCTAGGTAAGTGCAGGGCCGTGGTCTTGCCGACAGGTATCAGGCGCTGCAAGTCAGCCAACAGGGCGGTGACAGCAATCCGGGCGGGGAGGTTCCCTGTCTGCGGCGAACTTCCAGCCTATCGAGAGATTCCCGGAATCTGGGTCGGCAACATCGCCCAAGGCTTGGAAATGGCTATGACGCTGGACGTTACAGACCGCATTGCAGAGGCGCAGGCATACGTCCGAGAACGATTCAGCCCTAAAACAGTGGGGGAAAAATGGAACAAGGTCTTATCAGACTTAATTTAGGCTGCGGGCACAAGCTGATGCCGGGCTTCATCAATGTGGACCTCCCAGACAACTGGTCGGGAATTAGGCCAGACTTTGAGGCCGACATTAGCGAGCCTTTGCCGTTTGAGGATAATCACGCGGACGAGGTGCACGCCTACCACGTTCTAGAGCATTTCTACCGCTGGAAGGTGGAAGGAATCCTTAAAGACTGGATGCGGGTGTTGAAACCTGGCGGAAAGATTGTCTTGGAGATGCCCTGCTTCGATAAGGTTCTGGGGTATATGTTCGACAGGGTTCAGAGCGGGGAACAATTCGACGCCCGGATGACCATGTGGGCCATGTACGGAGACCCAAGCTATGAGAGCCCCGAGATGACGCACAAATGGTTCTGGTCGATGGTTGAGCTGACAGATGTCTTGGAGGATATGGGCTTTGAGCTAATCGCAATAGAGGAGCCCAAGACCCACATTGCAGCACGGGATATGCGAGTTACTGCAAGGAAAAAAATGGGGGTATAATCTAGGCCTACCAAAAGGGGGCTGAGATGGCAATCTCTAACTATTCGGACCTGCAAAGCGCCATTACAGACTGGCTTGCGCGTTCCAGTCTGACGACAGCCCAAACCGCTAACTTCATCCAGTTGGCGGAATCAATGTTTAAGCGCCCTCCCCTGCCGCGCACCGCCGGGAACATGGGCGGAGTCCGGGGAAACAAGACCCGCACGACGGGAACCCTGACCGCCGGCACAAATAGCCTAGCCTTTCCGGCTGACTTCCAAGAGCTGACCTCGTTCACCCTGACAGCGGACCCTGCGGCTGTCCTGACCTACGTTTCAGATGAACAACTGAGGCAGTATCAACGCTCGGGCACCGGCAAGCCTGCCTTCTTCGCAATGTCGGATGTTTTCGAGTTTGACGTAGCGCCTGATGACTCTTACGCCTACGAGATAGTCTACTTCCCCGGCGTGTCGGCATTGAGCGACAGCAACACCACAAATTGGCTGTTGACCAAATTCCCCGACGTTTACCTGTCCGCCTCAATGTTCTGGGCGAATAGGTATCTGATGGCCGAGGACGAAGCAGCATTGTGGGCGAATCAGTATAAGGAAGCTGCGGCGCTTGCCTCGGTTGAGTATTTGCGTGGTCACCAGTCGCAGGGGCCTCTCTCCATCCAGCTTCAGAGAAAATTCTATGAGTGACATTCAGACCTGGTCGAACACTGCCGCCTCTAACAACGCAGCTCCGCCTAACGGATTCCCGGAGGGCATGGCGCCCTCGACCGTCAACGATGCTGCCCGAGAGGTCATGGCGGCTGTTAGTCGATATCGCTCTGATACTGACGGGGTAAATACCTCGGCAGGCACGAACACGGTTACGCTGACCGCAAGCAGGACGGTGACGGCGTATGCTCAGGGCGACCTGTACACGTTCAAAGCAGGTGGAACGAACACGGGGGCCGTTACCCTTAACGTGAGCGCGTTGGGGGCTAAGGCTGTTCAGTTCAATGGGGCGGCCTTGGTAGGCGGAGAAATCGTCTCTGGCCTCATGTATACGGTTGTCTACGACGGGACCCAGTTCCAGCTCATGAACGTGACCGCCGTTCGCATTATCTCGGTTACCGACAACACCAATGCAGCGTTGCGCGTCACGCAGCTTGGCACGGGTAACTCGCTGGAGATTGAGGACACTACCAACCCTGACACTTCCCCGTTTATCGTCAACAGCTCTGGCCAGTTAATTCAGGGATACACGACCGCAGTTGCAAGCAAGGTAATCACGACTGCCGCAACTTCAGCAAATCAAATCCAAGGCAACACCGCTGGTAACAGTTCGCTAGGGGTTTTTAGTTGGTCAAGCAATGCCTCCTTCTCAAGCTCTTTGGTATTTAACAAGAGCAAGAGCGGAACCATCGGCACGCTTAGCACGGTAACCGACGGCGATAATCTTGGGATTATTCAGTTCAACGGCTCCGACAATAACGCCTCCCCCACTTTCAATGTGGGCGCGCTTATTTCTGCTCAGGTAGCCGGAACTGTTGCCACGAACTCTATCCCCTCGCGCCTTAACTTCGCGGTGACAGACAATGGTGGGGCAAGCGCAACGGTTCGGATGTCGCTTTCCCCAGAAGGATACCTTGGCCTCGGGAGCGCGTTCACAACGCCACAGCAGATGCTCGACATCCGAGCAAATAACACCGGACTTGTTGGAGATTCCGCGTCAAACGTCATTCGGTTTACAGATGCGGATACCACAACCGCCGCCAATCAGCCGATGGGCAAAATCGAGTTTTACAGCCCAGACCTCGACAACGCCACAGTTGGCGCTTACATCCTGGGCTCTGCTGTTGGTACAGCAGGGGGCGGCACGATTCGATTCGGCGCTGCAGCCAACGCGGCAACTGCTGCCGAAGTCTGCCGAGTGGCCGATACCGGATTCACGATGACCAAGGACACTGCCGGACTTGGTTACGGGACAGGGACTGGCGGAGCGGTTACCCAAGCCACCAGCAGAACGAACGGCGTCACGCTAAACAAGACGAACGGCGCAATTACGCTGGCCTCTGCGGCGGGCACGGCGACTTGGCAGAGCTTCACTGTGACCAACAGCACGGTGGCTGCGACTGACGTTGTGGTACTCAGCCAGAAGAGTGGGACGGACCTGTACATGATGCACGTCACGGCGGTGGCTGCGGGTTCGTTTCGTATCTCGTTTGCTACAACCGGAGGCACGACGACAGAGCAGCCGGTGTTTAACTTTGCAGTCATTAAGGCGGTGGCCGCCTAATGCCCTCACAGAGACTTCCTTTCGGGGCTTGGCTGCCAGACGAAAGAAGTCTGGCTAGCCCCGGCTCCCTCACGGCCAAGAACGTGGTTCCCAATGGGGACTTGTTCCTGCCTTTCTATGGCCTTCAGACAACCTCTAACACATCCCTAAGCGCTTACGCTCGCGGAGCAATCAGCGTCACGGATACCGCAGGGAACGAATATACCTACGCGGGAGACGCGACAAAGCTCTACAGCCTTTCTGGGACGGGCTGGTCTGATATATCTAGGACCTCGGGCGCATACACGTCAGGCGCTCAGACTGTCTGGGACTTTGCCAAGTTCGGCGATAAGGTCATCGCGACCAACAGCGTTGATGAAGTCCAGATTATCACGATGGGCGGGACCAGCTTCAGCAATCTTACTGGAAGCCCGACTAAGGCTACGTCCATTGCGGTGGTTGGCGACTTCGTAGTTCTGGCGAATACGGACGACTCGGATACAACCGTTCGCTGGTCTGGGTTTGGGGATGAAACTGCATGGACGCCAAGCCCTACGACGCAATCAGACTACCAGCAGATAGCAGGGAATTACGGTTCCATTGTCCGCATCATTGGCGGAGACCGGGGAAGCGTATTCTTTGAGCGCGGCATTGTTCGGATGGAGCGCGAAGGACCTCCGACAACCTTCGGGTTTTATCCGTCAGAGCGTAAGCGCGGCGCGGTTTCCTTTGGCTCCGTGTGTGACGCCGGGAACGTCATGTTCTACATCTCCAGCGATGACATTTACATCTTTGATGGAGAGCAGTCGCAGAACCTTGGTTCAGGGAAGGTAGCAAGGTGGTTCTTTCAAGACGCCGACCCTAACTACTACTATCGCATGAGCAGCGCGGCAGATTTAACGCGCTCGCTTGTTCTTTGGTCTTACGTTGGGGCTGGCGCTCAAGTTCCGCAGCCCAATAAGATTCTGGTTTACCACTGGCCCTCTGGGACTTTCTCAGTGGTTGAGCTTGAGACGAACGCCCTGCACGCCTATGTGGCTTCGGGATACACGCTAGAAGGGCTGGATGCGATTACAACTAGCCTAGACGCGCTTACTGCTTCTCTGGATGACCCCGTGTGGTCTCCTGGCCGAATTAACATTGCGGGGTTCAATTCTTCCAACAATTCCGGCGTGTTTGAAGGAACGCCCCTCACAGCAGTTTTGGAGTCCAAAGAGTTCGACGCTCAACCAGGGCGTATTGCTTACGTTGACCAGACTCGCCCAATCATCGAAGGACCTACTTCCACGATTACGGTGGAGCATGGTTATCGAGCAAACCAGCGAGACGAGGTTTCTTACGACCCTTCCGTCTCGATGAACAACGATGGGGCTTTCGACATACGCAGAAGCGCCCGCTTCCACAGGGTTCGGGTGACTATTGCTGGCGGGTTCGAAAAGGCTTTTGGCGTAGACCTGAGGGCAAAGATAAATGGTCAGCGATAGGTCGGAACTGTTCGGCGGTAAGTTGGGGCAGGTATTGCCTGCAACGACTACTGCCCAGACATTGTTTACTGCACTTGCGACTACTGAAATCACGCGGATAAACATCTGCAACGTCACCAACAACAACGTGAGTTATTACCTCTACCACAACGACACGGGGACGACTTACGCCACGGCAAATGCTCTAGTGTTTAACAAGACGCTTTCAGGGCACGCGACGGACATTATTGAGGCCGCCAGTCAGGGCTCTGGGATTACTGTTCAGAAGAACGGCTCGCTAGGCGTTGCTACTTCTTCTGCGAACCATCTTAATTTCACCGCTTACGGCATCGTCCAGAAAGTACGCTAATCATGGCAATGAACGCGGGCACTCAGCAGCTTTTGAATCTATCGCGCGGCGGGCGAGCCACTGAAGATTTAGCCGCTCAAAGAATTGAAGAGCAGCGAAGAAACGAGGCTTTTCAGATTGCTAACAGAGCGGAGCAAGAACGGCTTGCGCAAGAGCGCCAAGCGGCCCGGCAAGCATACGAAAACTTAGCTAGGACGACCCAGCTCCAGCGACTGCCGACAACTGATTACGGCCTTGATTGGCAGAATCGGATGATGAACCAGCTGTCTTACGGGGGAAACGTCCCTCAAGTGATGACGGGCGGCACAAACCCAATAAACACTTACGACATCCT